GCGAGAAGGTGGTGCGGAGTGACGCCGTCGCGATTCTTTGGAGGACCGAAGAGGCGGATGCGGTTAGATCCACGGACCACGCTAGCGTAGCCGATATCGCGGCGGGGAGCGACCCCGCCGAAGCGCTCGCCGCGAAGCTCGTCACGAGGGCGATGAACTTCGAAACGTAAACGGTAAAGTCCGAAACGCTCGACGAGAAAGAGGAGGAGAGAGTTGCGATAATGGCCTCACCGCCGCCGCCGCCCGCCGCTCCAATCGCGTACGTGACGCTCTCCAGCAAACACGCCTCGCCTAGCGCGGTCAGCGTGTCCGCAGGGACGATGAATCCGAGGGCGACACGCCGAGCGGGGGCCAGCACACTGTTCGCCATCTCCGCGCCGCTCTCGTAGGCAAAAAACGTCCAGCGGCTCGATTGGAAATGCCAAGCGATCGCATCGGCCTCCGGCCCGAGGCCGTCCGCGCGAAAGATTGAGTGGTTGGCACTCGCGATAACCTCACCGCCTGTCGCCATAAGCCCGGCGGCGACCGCTATCTCATGCGTGGCTTCGGGTACGGCGATCGTCGTCGAGCTACCTGTCGAGGACAGCGACGAGGTCAACTCAAGGGCCGTCGTCCAGCTGCTGCTGCCAGCCGCTGCGACCACAGGCACGGCCAAGTCCCTGTAGCTCGTGCCTATCTCACTGTCACTGACGCCGAACCCAATCACGATGCAGTCGTAGTCACCCGCATCACCAGGGATCGGGTCGACGCCACCGTTCACATCATGCTGCGTGACCGTGTGCTCCGTTTCGAGCAAGGTCACAATAGCGGCGTCGCTGGCCGAACCGTCGTGGACGTAGAGCAGATCAGCCATTATGCGATCTCCGCGCCAGCGGTACCCAGGTGAGTCGTACGCGTTGATCCGGTGAGCTTCATATCCGCATCAAAGAGAGTGCCTACGGTGCCGATCACATTACCCGAGGCTGTGGGGTAATTCCCGTTGAGCGAGCCAGCGACGTTGTCGTGTGCCGATAGTCGCCGTCATAGGGCGGCGTGACAGCGGGCAGGGCAGACAGCCCTGCACTGCCATAGTTGTTACGGGCGTGTATGATTGGGCCGTGGTCTACGCTATCTCGGTTTTCCTCAGCCGCCGCGCTGCCGATGATCCCGCCCATAGCCGCACCACCGAAGTTGTGGCGGAACAGCAGCCACTTCGGGAATCCTCGCTCCGAGCTGCACAGCGTGCGGAACTGGTAGTTACCGCCGTTGTTCTCGACGGCGTTGCAATTTCTGACTTCGATGTACTTCTCCGATTCCTTCGGCCCGAGCAACGTGTTGTTGGTGATGTTGCTGTTCTTCACGACGTTGTGCTCTAGGAGGCAGCGCCTGCCCATGTAAGCCTGCAACATACTCGCACCGTTTGACCCCACATCTTCCGGATTCAACTCGTCCCCGACACATTCCGTCATGTAAATGTGCCAGTGGCCGGGCGTCGGGTCGTCCGTCGTGCCACTCAATGCCATGTACATCGCGAACCCGGAATTGTCCGACGACGTAGTACCGGCGAACATGTTTTCACAGGTGAGCCGCCAGAGCGTCTCGCGCTCCACCTGACCGAGACGCTCAATCACCCTCACGCTACTGGCGTTCTCGTTCGTCCGGTTGACGTTGGCGATAGTCAGGTTGCCGAAGAACGTGTCGTCGTTGCTGGAGTTGCTGAATCCGGTCTGGTTGGTGCAGTTGATGACGACTTCCTCGCCCGGATAACCGACATAGGCGCGAGGCTCGTTTGCGGTGCCCACCCGGAATTGGCGGGGTGGGTTCGGAGTGTAATCCGGGGCCGCACGGATGTAGCAGATCGTCTCGCCAAGGTCCGCGTCCTGGAGCGCGGACACCTCTTTGTAGGGCAAGTCGATCGTGCCGTCTGCCGTCCCGTCATCCCCGTTCACCGGATCGAGGAAGACGAACGGGGTGGCGCTGACCTCTACCGAGAACTCCACGTCTATGGTCGCGTCCGTCTGGTCCGTGACTCGGACCACTATGTTTTCGGCGGTCTGCGGCGTCGCCGGTGCCGTACCTGACAACACTCCGTAACCTGCGAGTCGCTCCTTCACGTCCCCGCTCGGCATCAGTGTTTCATACTCGATGTCGAGCCAAGATGGGCCGGTAATCAGTTGGTACCGGTACGGCCATGCGCCGAATTGCACACCGATCGGGATCTCGTACTTGATGCCCGGATACGCCCAACGGTGACGGGCGTAGGTGTTCGTCTCCCCGTTTGGCCGAGGATAGACGACGTACAGAGCGAGTTCCTCGTCGGCGGCTTCCGCGTCGAAATAGTGGCCCGCTCCTAGCTGCCAGTCGGCGTCGAAGTTGGTCACTTCCCCCGGCGTAGCATTCACCGAAGGCGTGTCGTCAGTCGTGATCCCGTCGTCAACTTCGAGCGTGTAGGTATACTCGGTGTCGTTCACCGCCGTGTCGTCGTCGTAGGGCAGCGACACGTCCGCAGCGAGCACCGAGCCCTTCGATCCGTCCGTGGAACGGTACAGGTCGCGCGTGTAGGATTCGCTCCCACCTGACGGGGCCGTGCCCTGGGCGATGGCTACCGTGCCGTCTCCCGGGGTCGCGGTGATCGTGCCCGCGTCGAGGGGGTCATTTTCCGGAGGTTGAAGCTCCATATCAGAATCAACGAAGCGCAACGTATACATCAAGACACCGACCTTCCCGAGTGGGTGTAGTGAGTGAACGCGTAGCCCTTCGTGCCGCCGTTGAGTTGAGTGCGTATGCGCGTTTCACGATAACTAGTCGTACCCGTCCTCAGATAAACGAGCGCGCCCGACATTGCGTAGAGGTTCGACTTCGAGTCCTGGTCGTCCATCTCGGCCGCTGGCCACGGATCGACGTCGGCTGTCGCTAGAAGATCCGTCCAGTCATCGCCACTCATAGGACGGGTGTCGATCTCAGCTTTGGAGATCCACAAATTCATAGACCTCGGAGGCCAAACGTAATCGTTGAAGACGTCCGTAGGGTCTACGTAGCGACACGCAACGCCCACGTCACGACGCGATTAGCTTAAGCGCACCCGCATCGAAAACAGGCGTAACACCGTTGTTATAGGCGAAGTTCGAACCGAGAGCACCCCCGAAGAGGAACGTCCCGTCCGACACGCCGTACCAAATGCCCGCGTGGGTGACGGTTTCACCGTCGCCGTCGGTGTTGAATGTAATCACCGAGTCATTCGTGGTGACGCTCGTAGCGGTCGAGATATTCGCAAACGCCCCCGTCGCTTCACGCGCGTAGGTGGCGTTCGAAAGCTCGTTCGCCCCGGTCGCCCCGGGGTCGCCGTCATGAAGCGAAACGAAGGTCGCCTGAGTCGCCCAAGACGCAGCGGCGAAGGCGTACCCAAAGACATAATCCGCCCAAGAGTTTGAAGAAGCCATTTAAAATTTCCCTTGTAAGTCGTCTATGAGTTCGGCGCTGATCCGAACTACTCCATTCTCGTTGGGGAGTGCTTCCCTATAAAGCTTCTCGTGCAACCAATTCCTAAGGCGAATCACAATTCGTCTCATGTTCAACCCATTCCTCGGACGACATTCCGCCCGTGCAAGACCGCGCTCGGAAGTGACGTATCACTCTCTCGAACGACGCGCGCCCAGCGAAACCCAGGCTCGATATTCACAAGCCCATTATCGACCGCACCCGCAATCGTCGTAAGCACCGACCATTCGTCCTCAAGGATCGCGTGACGAAAGCCTGAAGCGTTCGAGCCGTGGATCTCAAGCGACGTCGCTGAGTCCACATCATAAAAGAGCGTCATCTCGGCCGCGTCGGCAACGAGATAGATTGTGCTCGTGTTGCCCGAAACGCCCCCGAAAAGGTCCGAACGAAAAGTGCTCATTAAAGCACACTACCCGTGGCGTTCGTGAAGCGATACGTCGTTGCTCCCGAACGAATTGCAATCACGAGGGAGTTCCCGGAGTGGGAGCAAATCGAGAGGTATCCATCGGGAATAAACGTCGAGAGGGGGGAGGCGGTCGTGATGTTGCTAAAACCAATCGGAGCGGCCTCGTCTCCACCACCACCAGCGTGTCCTTCCGGCCCAAACAGGACTCTCGTGAGTCTGGTTGTTCTTTCTGAGTTAGCCATATTCTTCTACTGTGAAAGGGGGAGGGGTCCCGGAGGACCCCTCCACTCCGTGGTTTAGGTAGACCCGAGGTAAAAGCCCATCCACCGCCCGTGTCCGCGCGACGTCCACTTCGTCACCTTACGCTTCATGGTATCGGACTCCCAATGAGTGTCCGAGGAAGCAACAGGACGCTCCCTCCAGATAGCGTTAACGTCGTGGCGATCACCCAAGAGCGCCCAATAGGACGAAGAGGTGATCTTAGGCGTAGAACTCGCCTCGACGGTGAAGACGTTACGCACAGCATTCGTGGCGTTGTTCGCGGTCGTGGGGTTCATCGGGCTCGCGAGGATCTCGTTCGCCACGAGGACGAGGTCAAGACCCGTTACAAGCTTCGACGGACTCGACACATACGGCCGACCCCTCTCATCCTTGAACTTGGTAAACGCAATCACCGCGTCCTCATAAGCCGTGAGGCTAAGGGCGGTGAACGCGGTAGGACGGTTGGCCTGGACTGCACCCCCGTCCATCCGAACGTGTGCGGTGGATGCGAGCGCTAGACCATCGAAACCAGTCGAAATCGTGGTGTTGTCCGCGTTAGCGAGAACAGCCATGAAATACGTGTCCGTGTGGTCTGCATCCGCCCGGCGCAGGTCGGCCTCAAACTTAATGACCTCCCCATACCGATCATTCTTCCAGAGCTTGTCGGTCACCTTGTAACCGAGGCCAAACTTCTGGATGTCATACCGCTTCTCGCGCGGCGAAATCGCCTCGTCAAACTCCACATCGTCACCCTCGGAAATCTCCTTGGGCGGTCCGAAGCCAGCCATCTCGGCTTCGATGGTGTAAAGCTCATCGAGAGACTTCACGTTGAGATAACGCGAGTACTGATCTCCATAAAGCTCGTCGTCTTCGTGCCAGATCTTATCAAGATCCGGATCAGCCAGGCGACGGAACTCCTGAACTGTCATAGCCATGAGTAGTCTCCTTTAGCTGAGGTCGAGTTCGCTGTCAGCGAACTTGAATTGAACGACAACCTTCGACTGCACGCTCTGGTCGATTCGGTCCGTACCTTCAGTGACCACGACAACAGCCGTGTTCGCGGACTCGTTGACCCAATAACGTCCGGGTGCAGCGGCGACAAACGAGACGCCGGACTCCTCACCCGTTAGGAGTGTTACGCCTGAAGTGGTGCGGGACCAGAAACGAGTCGTGGGTTGAATGACCGTCACGACGCACTTATCCCGGATGGAGTTCGTCGAATCCGAATCTGCGATAGCGTAAATCGTCCCCGCCGCGACGGCGAAGGGATTCAAACGCGAAAGCTCCGAAGACGCATCAAGAGCGAGCATGTCGCCCTTCGAAAAGGCGCTACCTGCGACCCTCTCGTCCTTCCGGTAAGGTCCCGAGGCGTACCAAAAGCCATTAGGCATTTTTAGATTCCTCTAGGTATTTAGTTGCGAATTGTTACTGACATTTCGTCCTCGACTCCCGAGAACGCTTCGGCTTCGTAGCGTCCAGAGGTGAAGAGAGCAACCTGTCGGCCTTCAAGTTCCGCTTGCTCCGCGATCTTGTAGGCGTTCCACTTACGGGATACCTCTCCCGATCTAACAAAAAGCGCAACGTCAGCGCCGCGCCGAATAGTGCCGTCCTCGGACTCACGCCCTAGGGGCGGCATCCCAAAACCTCGCGACGTAAGGTCTTCCTTACTAGCGAGACGATAACCTTCTTGGTGGAGATAACCGTCGAGTGCCCGCGTCTGGAGTTCGGAGGGTGCGCCCCCGGCTCCGGAAATGGGCAACCACGCGAACTCAACGTCTAGGACGCGTGGGGTAGCTCCAATCTTCCGATACATGTCTTCTTTCGTGACGCCGTTGGCGCTGCGAAAGACGAGGTCGTCAGCGCGAGAGATGTCGTTTGCCATGACGATCTCGGAGTACCCCGGGATGCGCGAAGGGTCGAGATGACCCCTGTGGAGCATCGGGTCGAACTTTTCGGCCTCGCTCCGCTCGTCTGCGAAGAGGAGGGGCTTGCGAGGCGTAGCTTCGGCTTTCGTTGGGGTGCTCATGCGCTAACTCGTGCGGTCAGGAGGTTCGCGATCTCTTCGTCGGTCTTGTAACCCATCTTCGTGTAGTGCTCCCGAACCTTCGAGAGAGGGATGTCATCCGAGATGAAACCCTTAACCGCGATGTGGCGATCTTCGAAGAGTTTCCGGAGAGGCGAAGGAGTCGAGATGGGCTCATTCGGGCTTCCACCCTGCGTCCCGAGGCTTCCGGAATCGCGTCCCCTCGCGATAATCGCCTCCGCTCTCGCCTGAGCGATGTCGTCGAGGTGCTCCCCCGCGACCATGCGGGCGGCCTCGTCCCAAATGTCGGGGCGAGCCTTAGCGGCGTCGGGGAGACGCGCAACAATCGCCTCGATCTCCGGGGCGTAACGCTCCCACACATCCTTACGCTTCGGATTCGCCTGAGCCTGAGTCCGCGCCATCGAGGCCATCGGAGTCATAACCAGACGCTCGGCGTTCGCGAGTCGCTTCTCCACGAGGGCTTCCGTCCGACGCTCCATCTGACGGTGATATTCGTTAGGGTCTGAGTAGATGAGATTAGAGTCTACCGTAGGGAGGTCGGAAGAAGTAGTCACGGGAGGAGAAGAAACCGAAGGGGGATTTTCAAGTGGCGTGGTCTGAGGGCGTTGGAGTGCGGCATAGACCTCCGAAGCGGTCGCGAGAATCTCGTCTGAGGTCTTCCCCCGCGCCCACGTAGGGACGTCATCCTCGTCGGAGTAGCGAAGATCGCTTCCCCGAAGACGTGGAGCCGGAGCTTCAGTCGTCTCGGGAGGTGCGTCGGAAGGCGGGAGTTCCGTAGAGACTTGTGTCGGATCGCTTTCGGACATTCTCTTGGCGTTTTAGGTTTTCGTTAAAGCTTCGTTCTGCGGC